GGGAGTTGTAAGTATGTTTTTCAACTTACCCTCTAAATTTTGCAAGATAAAAATCACCGCCCAGAACTAACTAGACGATGCAAAATCCTTGCACTAAGAGTAGTAAGTCCCGGATGGGATAGAGCGCTTGCACGCTCTGACACATTTAACCTGAGGTTTGAATGTGAAATGGGGCCGCTCCTGAGAAAATCATGTAAGAAAAATCTTCTGCAGTGGACCTATACACCCTCACCTTGACGTTACCATTCCATCCGTGGATGGTCACGTCTTTTCTCATATTTGGGGGTGATTTCATGTATCCCCTAGCGTAGCAATACTCAAGATTGCTTTGGCAAGGAAATTTGACGGAGAAGTGGGGGTTTGAACGAGAATCCAAAATCTCCGTTCCGCTGGCACCTAAGACATCTAAGCCAGTAGCGCGGCGGTTCGTTTTTGACACTTCGACTGTGCCATCACCAATAATATGGTAATGGTTCACAATCCCACCTTTTATTCCATTGTAGCAATAAAGCATGTATTGGAATGGTGTCACTAGGTCGACATTGTCTGAATCCAGCCACATGTGTGACTGAAAAGTAGCGGATCCATGTGAATCTGTTGAATTCAATTGAAGAGTGTGAATGCGATGTGGCATTTTCATGAGTGCCCTGAAACTGGTATGGACTTCCCCAAAAAGCACTTTCTGGGGAAATTCGTCCTTAGGCTTCTTGGAACCTAGATGGAATGACTCTTCTAACATCCCTTCTGGTTCTGCTTCAGCGAAAAACTTGCTGAACAATGAACGCCTGCTCCCGGCAATTATTAACTGCCACCAGTTTTTGCTGCCATCAGAGTCTCGATACCAGGATTCTACGTGTGAGAGGAAAGTCCACGCCCTGATCCACCCGACGGTGCCAGTGTCAAAAGACACGTCAGTACCGTAAGTGTACTTAAACATTTCTCTAGACCATGATGCACTAGTTACTGTCTTTGTTTCGAGATCTGTAATTATTATGATGGTGCCAATAAAAGTAACACAACCAAATACTTCCGTGCAACCAAATTCGGCCAACACAGTTATAACATCTTCTTGCCAATCCCTCTTGTTCGGCTCATCAGAAGTCCCTTTCCAAGCATCTGCTCTGGCGGCAAGTGGCCCATTTGGGTACTGCATGCCGTGGACAGCGGTTGACATCAGACCATTAATTTCTGATGGGGTGCCAAAAGATGGAAATGAAGCAATAGTAACATCTGAGAGCAAGAGGTTGTTTGTGAATCTCATCACGTGGCTTTCATATGCCCACGGAGGTCGTTCCACGTACTTCAGGAGATGCGGAATGGAGACATAGACGTTGTCTATCATTATAGCTGCATCATTGTAAGTCTGAATTTGCCAGATATCCTGAACCGTATGTTGTTCATTTCGAGCTGAAGTGTACCCCTCTTTGGTCCATGTTTCCGTAATGGCCTTGCCAGCGACATTTCTCCAGATGCCCACAGGCACACCACCGTCTGTGGAAAACGATGCAACGGGTTTGTTATTATGGCTCTGCACGAAAGATGGGACCCTCAATGTAGCGTTGGCATTTCTGCTACCCTCCAACCTGACATACCCATTGTAATCTTCTTCTCCCGTAAATTGCAATCCAATGTAATCTGTAGGAGATTGGTTCCAACTGACAATTCCGCACAAACCTTTTTGGTGCCAGTAGTCTTTCAGACTTGGCATTGATGTTGGGACCGCACTTGTAGTTGGACTCATTGTAGTCGGGTCTAATGTACTCGGAGCCAGAGAAGTAGGCTCTTGCGTGCTAGGCGCATGTGTTGGAGCCTTTGTAGTTGGAGCCAACGTTGTTGGAGTCGCGGTGGTGGGGCCCGCAGTTGTCGGTGCTGTCGTTGTCGGGCTCGAAGTGCTAGGGGCAACAGTACTAGGACTCAGTGATGTGGGTGCCGTGGTTGTGGGCCTATCAGTTGTCGGATTGTTGGTGCTGGGTGAGACAGTAACTGGACGCAAAGACGGTGCAGAAGTGGGAAACTGCGTCGCTTGAGCCGTTGGTGCTCCTGTGCTTGGCCTGAACGACGGATGTAATGCTGTGGGAGCCCCTCCTGAAGGTGCCGGTGTGTCCTTAGGTGGTGCCAGTCCAGCTGGTGAAAATGACACCGGAGCTGTGGTACTCTGAATTGAAGGAGGAGTAGGAATACCCTCAGCCGAAGAACATATTTCTCCAGGTGCATCTATACACCATATGTTTTCTGGGGCGTACCCAACCACTGTAGGTGGGACCTCATCACTCACATAACCGGTGGGGCCTGCCGACCCAGGTGTGGTTGAAGTGACCAACTTGCTTCCTTGTGGCAGTTGACCGCAGTAAACACCATACTCCATGTCTGATCCGCATCTGGCCCACACTGTGCACCGGACAGTCAAACTGGTGCCCATGTTCGTTGTTAGTCTGCTTTGGACTCGCACTCTCAGTTGGCCAGCGTGGATAGAATTATGCCCATCACCTCGCCAGTGCGTTGTCAGTGAGCTATTCATTACTGACGAATTTCCGTTCAGGTCTTCTCCTTGATGCCCACTGCTTACATATTGGTGAGGGGTTTTAGCCCCAGCTTCCGGTAGTGTCAACAGGGCTGGGAAAGCGCTAGTATAGCCTACCGTCAAATTCACGGTTGGGCTTTCGGCAATATTCACGTTCACAGTCTCAACGAAGTCTTCTTCATATGAGATGTCCCCGGAATTGGAATTCGTGTCGCACACGCTATCATAATTAAACAGGAGACGGCAAGTTGCGGAAGATGGCATGTCAAAAACATACTTGTATTCCATCGTGCCCCTCCAATATTTGAAGAATAGCGACGGAACAGCACAAGCCGCCGGCTGTACGGTTTCAAAACTGGCACCATCTGCTGAAGGAGTCGCTGCTTTAATGAAAATAGATGGCGTCACGTTTATTGAGTGGAGGCTAGCGTTATAGCCATCTGCAGAAGACACTGTGAACTGGTCCACGGCGGACCATCTGGTGGTGTATTCAGCGAATTGGAGCTCATCTTCTGGAAATCCAGATACTCCCCCTGAGGGTGATGTCCCCTGAGAGGGGTCAGGTGATAGCACTCCACCTGGAACGTTGCCTCGGATGTTTGAAAACCCTGGGGCTGACACTTGAGTGTTGGTCGTAGTGTCAATTTGGATGGGCCTGCTGAAGCCGAAGTAGTGAGCAATCCCAGCACCTGCCTTGACAATGTCAGATGGGACTGACATGGCGCCCAATCCCGGTATCTTTGCCACTTTGCCAAGCATGTTGGCTGCTACCTCCATCTTGTTCGAAAATTTTTCTTCTGGTTCAGCTTCGGCCAGAAAAGGACTCGGACCAGCTCCCGGTTTTTCAAACGCTGTAGCGCCTGTCGTCACCAAGTCAATGAATTTCCCGTAAATTTTGATCGTAGACACTGGCACGTGACCAGTAGCACTGACCAACGGAGCTAGCTCCAAAAACGTGAGCCTGCACAGCTTGCTGATAGCGTCATGGTCATTGGTGTAAATCATTGAAGTCAGATGTACAAAGGGAATCCTCAGCAAGAAAGTGCCTGATTTGTTTCCTGCTTTCAATATGATATGCGGCTTCTGACTCATGAATGTCATAACTGCCTGCCTTGAATATCCCTTTTCAACTGGAGATGGACCGAAGGTCTCTGGCGCAAATGACTGGGCTACCAACACAGACCCCGCCACTGATGAGTTACTTGTCACTTCAAAAGATATTTCGAGGCCGGATCGAAACATCGCAATGTATGAGAACAATTCTTTAAACAAAGGCTGGTTCATCATCAACTCGTACGGTTCAATTTCATACCTATCTAGTGACGTCGCTGTCCACTCCAGGGTGTTCAAGAGCACCTTCCTGTCAACTTTCCCTTTAAGAGTAGTATTTTCTTGGACTGCCTTCTGCGTCTCCACCTGAGGATGATAAGACCCAGCAGATTCTACGGGTGCCTCATCAACTTGCAGAATGCCGTCTTCCACGATTTCCGGTTCTGCCTCCGCGTAAAACTCCTCTGCTGGAACTCCTGGCACAGGAAGACTTACCAGCTGATCATACTCATGGATAAGGTCCATTCCTCTGTCAACGTGCTTGAACAATCTCTCTTGAGGGACTTCTGGTTTCATCAAATGGACCCATTCGTCATAGCTTCTCAACAGGATGGGTGGTGTTGGCAGATCAACGTGATTGAAGAACTCCGTCAGTCTTTCATGGATGCAATCAAAAGAAGCTTTTCCACCGAAGAACGCTGAGCGCAGAGCGTTTTCAGCTACGTCCGAGTAATACACTCCGGCATTCCAGTCTTTGCTTCGAATATTTGTGACAAAAGGCTGCATGTACGATTTCGGGCCGATAACACTCACGTTCATTTCTAAGTCGGGCTGCCAGTTCGTGAAGGATTTGAGAAACTCACAATCCTCGAAGTTCTTAAAATCAATGCAGTCACTCTTGTCAGCCGCAGTTACCTTCATTCCGTACATGGCACAAGTTTCCTTAAAATGATTTGGAGTCCAGCCTGCCCAACGCATAAAATTTGAAACAGCAATGATAGTGTCATCGCCCAACGTGACATCGACTGCATGTTCTCGATACTTGTCAAACCCCAAAGACGCGTAGGGGTAAAACTCTTTTTCATCCGGGTGTTCCGTGATATAATCACTAAACATTTTCGCAAAATTGCGTGTGTCCCAGAACCGTAGGAAGTCTGCTCTGCGCAAAATGAGAGTAACCTTACCGTTTAGGTCTGCTGTGACGAGGAACCCTGATAACAGGATGTTCCACAAGCGAATCAAAGTGCCTCCCAGATTCACAACGGGGGCAATTAAAGAGCTGAGGATTCTCTTCAGTATCAAGATATCTTCTTCAGACCAGCCTAATTCAATGGCCTGATCAACGTACAGACTGCAAGCCACAGTTCTCAACAAAGGGCATTGGCTTACATCACAAGCTGCATAATCCGTGTCTGCACAATTGTTTGCAAACGCTGGGTGGCAAAACAACTTCGCCATGTTTTCCCAATCGGGACCTTCCCTATTTTTGCCAATGGCTGTACCAAATTCTTCCGGCATATCACTAGCAATCTTGACTTGCATTAACAGATAACTGCTGCACTCAATATGTTGCACTAGAGGGTTGGGAAACATGCCCCTTGTTGCCTTAGGACGTGGCCCATCATCACTTTGAACAACCTTGACTGCTTCATCCTTCAAAGCGACGCTTGCCACGTGCCCAGGGTCTTCTCCTTTCGAAAGGCGGAGCATTGAATCAAGCAGCGACTTCAACATCACACGTTTTGGAACCTTAACTCCGTCAATTTCATCCATATACATGTGCTTTTTCCCTTTCGCAGGGAAACCTGGTGCTGTGTTCCCTTTCAGGCAATCAAAAGGTGTATTGTCCACTCCATTTAATACGTTAGCAACTGACAATGGTCTGTCAAAATCCATGTACTCACCATATTTCTCTTTGAATTTCTTTGCTGTGCCAGCAATTTCACTTCTCAAAAGGCTGGCGGCCCTGTACAACAAGTCCGGGTCCGCTGTGACTTTTCTTTCAGTAGCAGGCACCAGAATGCTCCGAGTGGTTTCTCTCCACTTAGGTCTGGGAATAGTTTTCACCACTTTGACCTTCAAGTATTTTAAAGCTTCCACGATGTAATCACTAAACTGCACACTTGTGCGCGGCATGTAATTAGAAACCACTTCACCATGGATTTCGAGGTTTCTGTTGTCATCGTCCATAAACCACACTGGGTGGGTAGGGTTGGCTTCATGAACGATATTGCTAGCATAACCCAAAATGCGCTCAGGGCGCGAACCCATTACTAGCGTGGGCAATTTTCTTGCCGTTTCCCAAAAATGCTTGTCTGCATTCTCATACATGCTCAATGTCAGGGGCACAGCAACAGCGATTCCTTTCTTGTTACTGGCAGTATGCACCGCAGCAATAACTCTTGGTGCGTCTTCGCGCACATAAACGGATCCACAGGCTCCATTCCCAGTCATCATGCTCATGGTCATCTGATAGACAGTTCCATTATCGATTTCAGAACCATTGACGGAGTACGTGCACCTAGACTCAGTGCCCATACACTTTACTGGATGTAATCCTCCCGACTTCATTGAATCTGGATTTTCGCGATCTCGCTGTATAAACATGTATGAGGCCAGGCCGAATCCCGGTTCAAGAGGAAGATATTTGGTGAGGTCTTTTACAGTACCCAAAACTTTGCCTGGGAGGTACACCCAAGTGTAGTCAATACCGTCCACCACGTACAAAGATGATGGGAAAACATCCACTTCGAGGTGCTTCTTATTGCGATGGTCATAAATCTCGAAGGTGCACTTGCCAAACCCGTCCGAAAATAGGATGTGAGTAGGCAATCCCATGTAGTCTTCGTTCCACATGAATCCCGTTGCTGGAACCCGCTCTCCAGTGTGGCGGACCACGGTCATTACGAACTCGTTGGCACCAACCATAAAAGACATGTCAGTGGCACTCGTCGTCTTGGCTGCGTGAGTGGACTTCACTTTGACCCGCACTGGCTGTTTCCATGATGGACCATTGGATTTAGGTTCATGCACTGTGATTTCAGCCCCTTCTTCTTCTGAGACTGGCTCGCTCTCAGCCACAAACTTCTCTGGAATAAACGCGTTGCACAAGGGTTTGAATACAGCTGCTGCTGTTAAAAAGCCGAGGCTGGTAATCGTAGCGTAATATGCCACAACACCAAAAGAATTCAAATTGGCGACATGAACACGCACCAAATCAGTCGTGGTGTGCAGCGACAGTTTTCGCCAAGTATG